TCTGTAGCTAATAAAGCTCCTTGACTATCGTAAGTCTTTAAAACTAAGTCTAAGTCTACCGCTATAGGGTTAGGTGAACCGTTATAAGTCTGAGTACCGTTTATAAAACTCATCTGATAAGAGTCGTTACTACCTATCCTAACGTCCGGTTGTCTAGTTAGCCAGTTATAAGCTGAAGCCGAAGTAAACAAAGCGTTAGTAGCGTAATAATCGCTTAAGTTATAATTAGTAGAACTAATAGCAAAGTCGTTCATAAAGACGTAAGGAATAGTACTGTTTACCGCAGTAAAAGTATTAGCGCTATCGTCCGTAAAATCGGTTAAGGTTAGCGTAGCTATACCGTTAGATATAGTATCGTATTCTTCCGCGTACTGAATATAAACCTCTTTACTTAAGTCTACCGTAGTACTCGTAGTAGAAGTTCCTAAAGTAAGTAAGTCACTACCTAAATACTCTTGTATAATAGAGCTTAAATCGAATATAAATTCGTTATCGAAGTTTCTCTTCTCTCTTAATCTTACTACGAAGCTACCACCTATATACACATCAGCTACCGCGTTATAATTATTATAATACTTACTAACCTCTGCGGCTATCTTAATTACGTTGTTTAAGAAAGGTATAACAATCTCTTCCGTAACTACCGGAGTGTCTATATAAAACTCTGTAACCGATACGCCAGCTAAACCAGATAAGATAGAACTTACCCTATGAACCCCGTTATATTCTCCTGCGTTCTCTATATAAACGAAATCCCCTACTATTAAAGGTAAAGGCTGAGTACTAGTATTAATTAATACGTCCGCTCCACTAAAAGAAGTACCTCGTAAAGACGCAGTACTGTTTGATTCGCCCGCTACTGAGTTAGGAGATAAGTTAGAAGTAAACTTATACTCTACCGGTAGATAAGCTGCGCTATAGCTATCCGGTCTATTTACTACCGTTAAAGCCATATTAGTAAGCTAATAATAGTTCTACGTCACACGCTGCTGTATCCGCTTGTGCTTTAATGTTATCTATATTAGAAAAAGATGCGAAAGCTCCCTCTGTAGCTGATACACTTAATTCTCTTGTGTTAAATACGAAAGCTGAACCCGGAGTTAGTTTAACGTCCGTAGTAGCTCCTCCCGTATCCGATAGTCTTAACCTTACGAAGTTCGTAGTGTCTCTATTAATTACTACTAAGTAGCTTAAATCAGTTAATGAAGCTGGTCCTACCGCTCCTACGTTAGCTATAACAGTTTCAGAAGTAGGTACGCTTACTACTTGCTGTACCGCTTCTTCTCCTACTAGAGTTACACTCTCGTTATTTACTACGCTGTAAGAAGTTCCGTTAATCGTTACGGAAGCTCCGAAAGTTGTTGTTAATATTGTACTCATCTATTTAATATTTTTCTAATTTCTTTTGTTACGTCTTCTTTACCCGTTTTTAAAATTAAGGTTTTTAATTTAGACTTAAATTTATCTACGTTATTTCTAAAGATATAAGTAGGCTTAATTCCATTCTTCTTAATATTATTAGCTATAGCGTATGCCATTCGTTTAGAATCCTCTTCGTCCTTACCTAGTTTTACTTGTACCCATCTCTGTAATGGTCCTATAGGCGGTCTAGTACCCTTTTTTCTTCCTCCGTCTACGTACTTCCAATGACTCTTAGCCTTAAACCTAACCGATACGATACCAGCTGTCTCAGCAGTTTCTAATTTTAAAGACTTAGCTAAACTCATAGAAGCGTTTTTATCCTGCTTATTTAAGTCGTCTATAATATCGTCTATCATATCGAAGCCAGCTATCTTAACTCGTAGTAAAGTCTGTGAGAAAGGTCTAGGCATCGAATACGTCATCGTTACAACAAGTAGAGTATCTTACTTGCTCGGTTATAGTAAAAGAGATTTGCCAGCCCGTATGACTCTTATCTTCATCGTCTATTAAAGGTAGAACCGTAAAGTTATCTTGAATAACCCAGTCCGCTCGTTCGCTCTCGTTATTATAAGTTAATACCGTATCGTTAAAGTCGGTAATAAATCTACTTATAACTTGGTCTAAGATTCTCTGAGTAGTGTCTAAGGTTTCGTTAACCTCGTCCATAGTTCGCTCCTCTGATAGTATATCTATAATCTCTACTACTAGATTCCAGTTATTAACGAAGAATCCTTCTCTAGCTGACTTAGTAATGCTAACCGGGTCTACTACTAAAGCCGGATAGTTTAAATCGAAGTCTGGGTTAAACTCGGAAGCTAACCCCGTATAAAAGGTTTTAATAGCCTTATGCTTAGTAGCTAAGTCTTTAAATATATTCTGTATCGTACTTAAGTTCATTACTTAATCATTTAAATATTCATTAATCGTACTATCGTGATAACCTATCGCTTTAGCTAAAGTTATACAAAGCTCAAAGAACTCGTTAATATCTAAGTCTTCTTTCTTTTGCTCTATTTCTATAGAGTGGTATTGGTCTTCAAATTTAATCTTAGTGCTTGCCATTACTTATTATATTTTATATCGCATTCGTTTTTATCTTGCTTAAGCATAAGATAAGTAAATATCTCGCCTATCTTATAATCTGTTATCTTTTCTTTTTCCCCGAAAATAGCCGCAATAATGCTTTTATCTTGAGCCAAACTATAGACGGTAAGTAAGCTACCATACTTCCTAGTAATAACGTCGTAGCCCGCTTTAAGTTCTTTCGCTTCGTACTCTTTATTAAAGAGAGATTCGAATCGTTTATAGATAAGAGTAGATTGCTCAAAAAAAAACCTCTAACTCTATAAGCAGTAGAAACGTCTAAGTCTTTAAATAGTTCGTACTTGTCGTCAGCGTCTTTATAGTCGTATTCTTTACCTTCCTCTAAGATTAGATAAGATAGTAACCTCCTAACAGCTTCTAAAGGCTTATCTCGATACATATCCTCTACCTTCTTAATATCGTAGTACTGCCCGGCTTTAATACTTAATAAGTCCGTAGGTACGTTAAACGTCCTCCCTTTAATCTTGAAAGCTCCTACCGATTCTAAGTCGTTTTCTAGGTCTTTAGGGTTAAATAAAACCTCTATCTGACTTACTAAAAACTCCACATCACTAACATCGCACTTTCTTACTAACTCAATATCTAATCCAGAGAGTAAAGAAAAGACTTCTAAAGCGTCCATCTCGTCGTTAATTTTCTCGTAGGTTTCTAAGGTTAATTCCTTCCAACCTTCCGGGATAGTAAAGTTAATCTTTTCGTCTCCTCTATGTAAGTGTCCTTTAATCATTATCTAAGTCGTTTAAGTCCTCTAATATATCTACCGGTTCGTAGTGCGTTACCTCCGCATACACGAATGATAAACCGCTCTTAGGCACTCTACAGTCCCACCAATCCGAATTCAAGTCTAAGTAAGCTTCAAAAGGTTTAGGCTCGTAGTCCGGAGCTAAAATTAAGTAAGTCCTATCCGTCTCAGGTAGTTCCGTTAATCTCTTCATTATTTTTTTTCTCTAAATATAATCATTCTGATAATACTCTAAAGCTTTAACGTAAGCCTTAAAAAGCTTGTTAAGATAAACCTTAAATAGAATAGGGTTAAGCCTTCCCGGAGCTAATAAACAGTCGGAATACATATCTATCTTAACCTTTACTCCTTTCTTTTCCTCGATATACCACTCTACAATACTCGTAAGTTGCTCTGTAGTAGCGGAATAACGGGTACTTCGTATAGCTTCGTCAATATTCATAGGATAAAGATAGTAATACTTATTTAGAACTAAAAGCTAAAACCCTATCTTAACTTTAAATAAATAAACCCTCTCTAAGGTACTTTTAAGCTGTTCTAACTAACTTTTAAACTAAAATAGTATTATCTATTATCTAGGTCTTTTAAAGTCTCTTAAATCGCTTATTTTAAATTTAGTAGTCGGTAAGGACGTAGTCCGGTTAGTTACGTTACGCGACTTATTACTAGATAGATTAAATTATATTAAGCTTTAACTTATATTGAATTATATTTGTAAAGGATTCCGTAACGGTTTAAAAGGCTTTCTAAGGGTTCGAAAGGGTTTCTAAGGGTTCGAAAGGATTAAACTAGCTAATACTTAAGCAGTTAAACAAAAAAAGAGAGGAACGTAATAACCTCTCTTGTACCTAAAAATAATTGTTATGAAAGAACGCTTTTTTTACGTTTTTAAGCTCTGACTTATTAATTTTAAATCAAGTCATCTAACCAAGATTTACTACCTACGAGGCTGAAATAGCTACGCATCATAATAGTATCTGCTATATCGGGAGAACGTCCTAAAATAGTTTTAATAGTCTCTTTTCCCTCTACTGCCCATTTAACATCTTTGTCTATATCCTTTCTTCTAATAAGGGCGAGTTCTTCGTTTAATTCCTCTCTATAAGTTGCATCTATTAAATAAACCTCTTTCTTTTTAAACTTCTCAGCAAGATGAAAATAGCATTGACTTTTTAAGTTACTAAAGTTCTGCTTAGAGCCTTCTACTTTAACCGGGGTAGAGTTGTTTACAAAGCTTTTACATCTTAACTGGTCGACTACTCCTCCTCCGATTCCGTCGGCATCTGCTATAACTCTAGACATAGGTATATAATGCTCGTTAGCTAA